CTTAATAAATACCAAAAGTTTTATAATTAATTTATATAATAATTATAAAAAAATTGTAATAAATAAGTTTATAAGGCTTAATTTAAAGCTAATATAATAAAGCAATATTTAAAAAAAGAAGTATGCATTTAATGCTTATATATTAATATAATTATAAAAATTTAAAAGCATTTGTTGTAATAATAATGCTTAATAAATACCAAAAGTTTTATAATTAATTTATATAATAATTATAAAAAAATTAGGTTTTTTGTCTTGCGTAATGCCTGAATTTTTGCGAATTCTTCCTACGCACATTATATATATAATTATAAATTTTTCAAAAAAGTAGTACAAAAACTAGAAATAAACATTAAAAAAGTAAAATAAAGTACACTTTGTTGAACTTTACACAAAATAGCCAAAATTAAAATAAGCCTAAAAAATGGCTAAATTTAAAGTTTTGCCATATGGGTGCTTGTAATTTATCACAAAAACAAATAAAATTTAGAAATAAGCGGTTTTTAAGGCTCAAATTTGAAAATGAAAGTATAAGAAAGAACGAGAATGTAAGAAAGAACCAAAAATAACCCCCCTACCCTATTTTTTGAAAGTTTATAAGGTAGTATCATTACCTCTATGCCATTTCTCCATCATTTTTAATTTGCAAAAACTTTGCAAAGCATTTTCAATTTCGCAAAACCTTTCGACATTTCACAAAATCTCTTGCCAAAAGAAAATTTCTGTGGTATACTTTAATCGATGTGTAAGCAATCGCACGAAAGTGCATGAGTAGCGAACGAGGAACGAGTGAGGTGCGAATGAAATGTGGGTTATCAGTGCTGTAAAATTTTTGAATAAGTTGCCAAAAGGGTTGCGAGTAGCGATCTATGTGTTGTTAGGTCTGACAGTGGTTTTTTGGGTGTTGTTTTTGTTAGCTCAAATTTTGGAAGTTGTCAGGAAGGTCGTGCATTGGATGTCGCAAAAGTCGGTTTTCTGGACTGGCTTTTATGCTTTAGTGATTCTTTGTGTTGGGACTTTTTTAGTTGCAGAATTTGTGCTGCATTTAGAATGGTGGGACAAGTTAGTCGCTTTTTTCACAAATTGGTTTAATGCCGTACGTGAATTTATTGGTGGAAAGATATCGGGTAAATAAAATGAAACACGTGGGTGCGTGTAAAACGTTTGACAAAGTATCTATGTGTATGATAATATTAATTTTGACCAAGCAGTAAGGTCATTAAATAATATCTGTATGGATCATACTGTAGATTGCTTCGGCACTATGGTTAAAAAAGAATATTATAACTTTGTATACTAGAAAGGCTTGGGTAATGCCTAAATCCAAATATTTCATTTAATAGGTTATAATATTTGTAATAGTTCCCACCACGCCTCTGATTTAAGCGTACCATGGTGGGCTTTTTTATTCGTATGTTTCTTGACAATTTTTCTTAAACATGTTATAATGTCGGTGTAATAAGTCATTTCTCGTAAAACGAGGAATTACATCTTATTATTTTGGATCGTATGTCGAAATTTTTAGGTTGAAGAACCGTAAAAAGCCGTGATGGGATGTCGTAAAATTCGCTATTACTTCGAACTTGCGAAATATCCTAAAAATAATTACGCTAGCAGTAGTGAAACGATGTGCGATGATAGTTTTAGGTGATTTTTTAGTATTGATTATATTCCTTGTTTTTTAGCAAGGGGAAATTAGAGCTGAGGCTCTTTTTTCCTTGACAAAAGTTTAAAAGCGTGGTATAATGGAGGTGCTTCAAGTATTTGAGGCTCTATCAATCACTATATAAATATATTTATTTCATCTTCCAAAAAATGAATTTATATGTATTTATGTCACGTTCTTTCAGAAAAAGGCTTGCATTAAAAAAATTGAAAATGTGAGTTTTTTTCTTGACAAGGCTTGGACAAGTGTTGTATAATGTAGGTAGTTTTTCAAGAGGAGGTAATATTATGGAAAACAAATTACAAGCAAAAGGCTTGGACAAAATTAGAAAAGCTGCAAGATGAACAATTAGATAGGCTTTGTCAAACTGACCATATTATGAGAAAGAAAAATTAAAAATTTTTTGAAAGGGGTAAATAAATGTGACTGAAGAATACACAAAAATTTATTGTGAAAGTATGGCGAAGAGTTTAGAGGACAAGCTCTTCTTCCTAAATGAAATAGATATTAATGACTATGATTATATAGTTGATTTTGGATGTGCAGATGGGCGAATACTTGAGGTTCTTGATGAAAAGTTAACAAACAAAAAAACAATATTAGTTGGCATTGAGAAAAATAAAGTAATGGCTGACCAATTAGTATTATTAGCAGCTAGAACAAAACATACTATGCTAGTTTCAACCAAATTAATAATTGATGATGAGATTTTTAATCTTTTGAAAAGAGCGGACAAGAAAAACCTTATTATTTTTAGTAGCGTGTTGCACGAATATAATTGGGAAAATTTTAAACCATTTTTTATATTTTTTGATGCGATAGTAATGCGTGATATGCAAAGCCCTGAAAAATATTGGTATAAGGTTACCGAATCAACAAGAGCGTTGGTAACAAAAGATTTTCCAGGAGAATTATTGGCTAAATTAGAACGAAAATATGGTTATATTAACGATTTAGAAAGATTATATAAATATTTTTTGATGTATAGATATGCAGATAATTTCGATCACGAATTGCAGGAAGATTATTTTAGTATTATCTGGGATAATTTAAAAGAGTGGTTAACCTATGATTATGTATTTCACGTTTTATATGAAAAAGATTATATCTTGCCATTTATTAAACAAGATATTGAGAATAAATTTGGGTACGAATTAAAATACCCTACACACAAACAAATTATTTTTGTTAGGGATTAGGTGATACAATGTTAATAATAATATTATTAGTTTTAATTTGTATTTTTTGTTGGATGTGGTTTATAAAACCTGATATTATTAAAAACTTTACTATTGAACTTACCGTTACTGTTTTAACAACCCTATGTGCTGGAGTAGCGATAGCATTAGCAATTGGTTTGTCAAATCCACGAGCAAAAGATGTAGAAGAGTTAAGATTGCAAAGGGAAATTATTGTTGATAGTTTAGAAAATACAACTAGTAAACGGTTATATGTTAAATTTTATACAGATGCAGAAGAATTTAATGAACAAAAACAACACTATGAAAGCAGAAAAGATAGCTTGTTGGTTGGTTGTTTTCAAGATAAAAGATATGAATATGTAGATTATATAGATTTAAAGGAAGATAAATAGAGGTAAGTAAGGAAATGGAAGAACGTATAGTAAAAATAGAGCCAAAAACTTATTGCTATGCAAGAGTAAGCACTAAAGAGCAAAATTTAGATAGGCAAATAGAAGCATTTAAAGATTATGAACCATATGTGTTGTTTGCTGACAAAGAGAGTGGGAAAGATTTTAATCGAACAAACTATCAAAAAATGAAAAAAAAGATAAAGCAAGGAGATACGTTAATAGTTTTATCACTTGATAGGTTTGGTAGGAATTACGATCAGATAAAAGAAGAGTGGCAAAATTACAACAAAAAAGGTGTAAAGATTAAAGTTTTAGATATGCCATTAATTGATACAACTTCTAATGATTTAACAGAAAAATTAATTAGCGATATTGTTTTGCAACTTTTAAGTTATATTGCACAAAAGGAAAGAGAAAAAATAAAAGAAAGAGCAATGCAAGGAATTGCTATCGCTAAAGCAAATGGTGTTAAGTTTGGTAGACCAAAAATGGAATTGCCCGACAATTTTGAGGAAGTTGTTACAAGATTTTGTAATAGAGAAATTAATAATATAGAGGCTTGCAAACTACTTAATATGTCAAGAGGAACGTTTTTTAGATATGTTAAATTATATAGAGGTAGAAAAAATGAATAATATTTTAGCAATACAAAAGAAAGTTGTAGATGAATATTGCAATGGCAAATTAGTTTATGAAATAGCTGATGAATTAAAGATAAACAAAAATGTTATAAGTTTTTTATTAAAAAACGCTGGTGTTGAAGTAAAACACAATGCATATACACCCCCTAAACAAAAAATTAAATTGCCACTTAAGAAAATTAAGAGATTATATGTTGAAGAAAAATGGTCGATTTTAGATTTAGAAATTGAATTTGATGTTTCTGCTCCTACTATTTTAAGTAGGCTCAAAGAAATGGGTGTTAAAATAAGAGGGCGAAAACTTAAAACCGAGCAATGTGATGTTGAAACAATTAAAAGGTTATATTGGGAAGAAAATAAAACATCGCAAGAAATAGGCGAAATATACAATGTTTCAGGTCAATTAATTTTATTTTATATGAAGAAAAATAATATACCTACAAAACCTCGAAAAGGGCGAATTTATAAAAAAAGGAGTTTAGAAAAATGAATAAAAACAAATATCAAGAAGCGTTAGATAATGCAGTACACGACATTGACTATAAGTATCATGATTTTGGTGAATATATTCCAGAAGAGAGATTAAAAGAAATTGATTTGCTACAAGAATTAGTAGATAAAGAAACGCCAAAAGATATTAATTTGACTTATGGCGAAATTCAATCAAATATACTGTATTACTATTGTCCTAATTGCTGTAGTAAAGTTAAAGATAAATCTAAATACTGCTCTAATTGCGGTCAAAAAATAAAATGGTAAGAATTATGAATAAAAACGAATATTATAATAAATTAAATGAATATAATATACAAGTTAGTTATGGGCATGATTTTAAATCAACAATTACAGATAGCTATGAAATAGAAGAAAGCACACTTGATAAAGCAATTAATAAGGCACAAAAAATGTTAAGTGATAAATGCAATGTAGATATAAATGATGATTTTGTTGATGGTGTTGAGATGTTTTTGTTGATGGTGTTGAATTAATTGAAGGTAAAGATGAAGAATACGAATGTGAATGGGGAGAACCTGAGCATGAAATACCTATAAGAATTTAAAAGGAGGAATAAAAAATGAATTTTAAAGAAGCATATCAAAAAATGTTAGAAGGAAAGAAAGTCAAAAGAAAAGGTCGTAGTTGTTGTTGTTTCTACAATTCAAACGAAAATAAATTTTGTACCGGTGACGGGGTAGCTATAACAGGCATAACTTGTGAAGCTGCTTTAGCTGATGATTGGGAAGTTGTAGAAGAACCTAAATGGAAACCACGAGAAGGAGAATTATATTTTTATATTAATTCAAATGGAGAAATAGAATATAGGTATTATAAAAATAGAAATATAAATGATAAACGCCGTATTTGTAATATTGGTAATTATTTCAAAACAGAAGAAGAAGAAGACCATACGATGGAAAAATTAAAAGTAATAAGAGAACTACAAGATTTATCTAATATTAAGCTTAATATGAGTGATTATGTAAAAAATAACAGAATATATTATATAGCCTATGATTTTACGCAAAATAGAATCGTACCACTATTTGATAATATTTCTAAAAACATCCCATTTAATGTTTATTTTTCCACTAAAGAAGACTGTGAAAAAGCTATTACAAAAATAGGAAAAGAACGACTTGAAAGATATTACTTTGATATGGAGGATTAAAATTATGGCAAAGAGAAACAAGCACGGAAGATTTATAGTTACAAAACAAGGGCTTTTGTTGGATACATGTGGGTTTGGTTGTAGAACTTGGGGGATGAGCAATCAAAAAACCATAAAATTTGAAAGTGGCAAATATTATTTAAAAGAAGAATATGCAGATACAAACGGCGAATATCAAGAAGAGTATGAAATAGAAGTAGCTGAAGTTTTACAAAGTTTTGAAGAAATAGGAAAAAAATACAAGATTAAACAAAACGTGGAAGTGGTTATATGTTGTGGTGAAATGGTTTTTGACAAGCCAATAAAAGTTTGTAAAAGGAAGTATAAAGAAAATGAATGATTTAAAAATATTTACAACTAATATAGAGCAAGAAGCAATTAATCAAATAGAATTATTATTATCACAAGAAGCTTTTAAAGATTGTAAAATACGAATTATGCCTGATGTACACGCAGGAGCAGGATGTGTTATTGGCTTTACAGGTAATTTGGGTGATAAAGTAATCCCGAATATTGTAGGTGTTGATATTGGTTGTGGTATGCTAACAGTAGAATTAGGTAAATGCGATATTGATTTAAAATTATTAGATGAATATATAAAAGAAAATCTTCCTAGCGGTCGTAATATTTATTCTGATGAAAAAGTTGATGAAATTAATATTTATAAGGTTGAAAAAATGATTGAACAACTTTATTGTAAAGACAAACTATCTAATATTGATTGGCTTAAAAAATCTTTAGGGACTTTAGGTGGTGGAAATCACTTTATAGAAATTGATACCGATGAAGAGGGCAAAAAGTATTTAATTATTCACACAGGTTCTAGAAATTTAGGAAAGCAAGTTGCGGAAATTTATCAAGACATTGCTATTAAAAATTGTTCTTTTGAAAAAGAAAAACAGGAAGAAATTAAAAATTTAATTGCTGATTATAAATTATTTGGGAGACAAAAAGAAATTGAAGAAGGTATCTTAAATATAAGAAATAAATATAACGGACTTACAAAGCTTCCAAAAGATTTATGTTATCTAGAAGGTGTTGATCGAGAAAATTATTTACACGATATGAAAATTTGTCAAGAATTTGCAAAGTGGAATAGAAGAATTATAGTGGAAAACATTTTGGCTTATTTACATAATTATCAAAATTGTGATTTATCTTTATATGAATATAATTATTTTGATACTATTCATAATTATATTTCTTTTGAAGATAATATTGTTAGAAAAGGGGCTATTGAAGCATATGATAATGGCAAATTATTATTAATACCTATGAATATGCGTGATGGTTGTATTATTGCAAAAGGTAAAGGAAATAAAGATTGGAATTGTTCTGCTCCACACGGTGCTGGTAGAATAATGTCTAGAGTTGCAGCTAAAAACAATTTAGATGTAAAAGAATTTGAAAAATCTATGGAAAATATTTATACTACTACAGCAAATGAATTAACTATAGATGAAGCACCTATGGCATATAAACCAGCTCAAGAAATTATTGATAATATTAAAGATACGGTTGAAATAATTAAAATTATTAAACCTATCTATAATTTCAAAGCTACTGAATAATAATTTAAGAAAGGAAAAAACTATGTTTGAGAAAAGAGTAAAATTTATTGATTATAATGGCTGTTATCCTTGTTTATGCCATGGTGTTCTTACAGTTGAAATAGAAGGCAAAAAAGTAGAATTTAATGATATTACAAGTGGTGGTAGTTGTAGTTTTGATATAGAGGGATATGAAGATGTTAGGCAAGGTCGCTGGATTGTTGGTGTTCCAAATAAATATAAAGAATATAGTGAAGAAATAAATGACTGTATGAATGATAATGTTCCTTGGGGATGTTGTGGTGGCTGTTTATAAAATAAAAATATATTAGGAGGCGAAAAGAAAAAATGAAAATTAAAAAGAAATTAAGAGATGTCACTCCGAGTGAATATAGAGAATGGGAAAAAAAGCATTGTGCTTTAAATACAATAGATTGTGCAAATTGTGCTTTTCATTACGTTATGTGCCGTAGTTGGGGACCTTCTTGGGTAAAACATAAGAATTTATATTCAGATAACTTTTTAGATCAAGAAATAGAAATTGAGGCTAAAGATGTTTTAGATGAAATAGAAAAGAAATATCTAAAATCAATAATTAGACCTTTTAAAGATAGAGTTGTATCAATCGAGAAAAGAAAGAATATAAATAGTGAGGGTACTTTTTATTATATTGGAATAATAGTTAAGCACATTGCTATTGATCGTTTTAGTGAAGCAATATATTTACCATATTTTAAACCAGAAAGCAAAATGTATGAGGGTATGGAACTTAACAAAGAATACACATTAAAAGAATTAGGATTATAAAAATAAACACAAGAAAGGAAAAGATAGAAAATGGGAGTCAAAGTAGATTTTAAAGTAAACGTTCCACATGGGGAGATGGACATAACAGAGAATGGGCAATATGATGTTAGCGATTATGCGGTTGCGAATGTTAATGTTGCGTTTGAAACTGAAGAAAAGAGTGTAACAATAACTGAAAATGGGGCTCAAGAAGTGTTGCCAAGTGTTGGCAAAGATGCATTAAGTAAAGTAGTGATTAATACAGAAATACCGATTAAAGAAGAGCAAAGCAAAAATGTAGAGATAAAAGAAAACGGAACTATTTCAGTATTGCCAGATGAGGGTAAAGTGTTAAATGAAGTAAGCATAACAACGAATGTTCCACAAGATAATACATTAAAGAAATTATTGGACGCTACGAAGAGTTGTTATTATTTGTTTAAAGATTATAAAGGTACTTCAGTAGATGATTTAATTCAACCTAATGATACTGAAAATGTTACTAATATGGCTAATATGTTTAGTGAATGTAGTAAATTAACTTCCATTCCTCAGCTAAGTACAGGCAATGTAACTAATATGTATGGTATGTTTAGTAGTTGTAGTGCGTTAATCACAATTCCACAACTAAACACAAGCAAAGTCGATAATATGAATAATATATTTAGCGCTTGTTCATCTCTTGAGTCTATACCTCTACTAGACACATCTAAAGTTAAAAATATGTCACAAATGTTTTGGCACTGTAATAACTTACAAACTGTACCTGCATTTGACTGCTCTGATGTTACAAATATGAATAATACATTTGCTAGCTGTAAGAGTCTTAAATCCGTTCTTATGACTAATATAGGTGTATCGTTAGATATTTCAGCAAGTACATTATTTGAACGAGCTGACTTAGTTACTATTTTGAATAATCTAAAAACAGTTACAACTACCAAAACACTTAAAATGGGTGCTACAAACTTAGCAAAACTTACTGATGAAGATAAAGCCATAGCAACTAATAAGGGTTGGACATTAGCATAGAAAGGAAAATAGAAATGATAAACGTAATAAAAGCAAAAGAAGGCTATGTATTTGCATTAAAAGATAAAAGTGAAATATATGATGATGTAATTTATTTAGGCATTTATGATAATGCAGAAAACTACATTCAAATACCTCATTTTGAAGCGGAGGAATTAAAAAAGCAAAAAGAAAAAATTTTAAGAGGTAATGTAGAAAATGAATAAAAAAGCAAGAATAACAACACTTATATTAGGTATTATATTAGGTATATTATTAACAATATGTTTTATAAATATTAAATATAAACAACCTGGTAGTAAGGCATCAAGAATATCGATAAATGTTAAGGTTACATATCGTGTTTATTATAGTTTAGAAAGCAAGGGAATTAGTGCAGATAAACTTTACGATGAAAAAGGTGACACCACATATTTAAAAAGAGTTTATATAACATTAAGAAATAACATATGGGTAACATTTGTTGATGTTGAATGGGAAGAAATTAAAAACAATGGCAAGGTGCAATACCACCCTGTAATAGGCAAACCCTACAAAGAATATTATTCAAATTTATCGTACGTAATAAAATATTAGAGAAAGAAAGGCAACTAGATATGACATTAGAACAAATAATCAAATTATTAAAAACTGATGGTATAGGTTCTAAACGTGTTGTTTACAAGATGTTAGAAAATGCGAGTATAAATGAATTGTGTGAGTTGAAAAGAGATTTAAGCACGATAATAGCACAAAAGAGAGCAAGAAAAAATCAAGGAAATACATATTGGCGATAAAATTATAAATGAAGAACACGAGTCGTTCGATCGAATTGTGCAATCTTTGTTTGAAATAAAAATTGATAAATACGAAACAACTGAAAATGGGTTGATAGTATATTTTTCAGAAAGTGTGAATTAGTGATAACTGAAACAAATATTAATTATTATGGTTATAAGAATTATAGTAAATATAAAACTTATACATGTGAATATTGTAAAAAAGATTTTAAATTAATTAAAGGCGAAATGTTATACAAACTGGCACACTTGACATTTTGTTCATACAAGTGCCGTTCTGAATACAAAAAGATAGAAAGTGAGAAAATGAAAAATGAATAGAGAAGATTTAGTATTAGGTTGTAAAGTTGTTTGCAATGGTTATTTGAAAAAAACTAAAATGAAATATTGCTTACCAAAACTGGATATTGAAGATTATGAGCCAGAGCAATTAAAGGTTATTAGCAATGTTGGTAATTCTGAAGGTATTAAGTATTTAAAACTTAACGAAGAGTTTGAGCAAGAGCAATACGAAGTAGTGAAATTGGCTAAACCATTTACTGGTGTATTAGTAGGAACGCAAAAGGTATTTACTAAAAAACACTTTAAATGCGAAAATGATTTTGTTGATTATGCAGATAATTTATTAACACAAATTAAGCCGTACACAAAAAAAGAAGATTTACAATTTGTAGCAAAGGTATATTTTAAAAAGGGACAATCAAGATTAGTGCCTTTAGAAATGGTGGAATTAATTAATGATTAGCATCGAAGAAGTAATGGCATCAATGGTTAAACAAAAAATGTCGATAAGAGAGATTGCCAAAAAAATTGGAATGCCTAAATCGACATTGCACCTAAAACTACAAAATTTTGCAAAAAAGAACCCTAAATTGCCTTTAGTAATACAATATAACGATTTATTAAATAGTAATATATTAAGTATGCACTCTAAAGGTGGTAAAAATAGTTACAAAAATCGAAAATAAGAAAGAAGGAACATAAAATGACAAAAATACAATGGATGATTTATAATTATTTGAAAGAAAAATCAGAAAAGGATGAATGGACTAGCCAAGATGAATTGGTGCGATATTTAGCCAAGAATAATTGCTTTATCGATAAACGATCATTGAGAAAGAACATACAAATGATTAGACAAGCCGATGTTATTCAAAAAGTAATATTGACATCATATTCACAAGGCTACAAAATAATGAATGATGAGAGTCAAATCGAAATTTTAGAAAAAAGAAAGATAGCGATTTTAAAATCATTAAAACAATATTGGCGAGATATTAAACGATTAAGCCGAGATAACCAAACAAAGCTAACTTTTGGTTCAAAAGAAAGGGAATACATTGAAGCACTTTTAAAAACTACTGAAGAATAGAGGTGCATATATGAATGGCATTATACGATGACAACATAGGAATTTTTAAACAATATGTAAAAGAATATGGTTCAGCTTTGCAAATACCAGAAGTTTACAATGATGATGAAAGCAATAAAGGGTTTTATTCTTTTATGCATTCATTTTATGAGTGGTTGTATTATCAAATACATACATTTTTAACACCTAACAAAAATATACCAAAGTATGAAAGTGTTATTAAAACTTATTGTAATTATATTAGAGATAAAATATTACCTATTTGTAATAATAAAATAAAGCATTATAATACTAAACTTGTATCGCAAGAAAATGCACAACCTAACAGAGATTGCTTGAAAAAATGGCTTGACTTGAAAGATAACTTTTATGCATTAGCTTGTTATCGAAACTTGGAAATGATGGCACTATATCTTGAAAGAGGTAAAACAAACAAACTGTGGGCTAAAACCATACATTTATTTAGAAATTTTTATTTTTACTCACAAAAATTAGTGTTTGAACAAAAAATAGATATGATAAGAGCAAGTTATTTTCCAGGTGCTGGTAAAACATACGCTGTTAATATTTTGTGTGCTTGGTGGTGGGGTTATGATAATGAAGCATCAATAATTCGTGTAACATATTCTGCCGACCTATGCAAACAATTTATACAACAAATAACTGACATTTTAGATAGCCCACAATATAGAAAAGTTTTCCCAAAATTTGATATAGGAAATGTTGGTGATGGAAAAACAAGTGGGCTATACAATAACTATTCAGTTGAAATAGGCTTTAGATTTGCATTTTCAAGCGTTCAAAACTTTTACGCAACAACACGTGATGGGCAAACAACAGGTAAAAGAGGAAATATCTTAATTATCGATGATATTACAAAAGGTTCAGATGAAGCATACGATGAAAACCTACACAAGAGATTAACAAACAAATTTGATACTGAATGGAACTCAAGAGGCGATAGTTCATATCAACCTATAATTGCCGTTGGTACAATGTGGTCTAATTTAGACTTATTAAATGTATTACATAATAGAGCTATAAAAAATACTAATAATAACATGGAAGAAGATACTTCTTTCAAATATACCGAATTGTCAAAAAATAATGATGGAAGTTTAAATTCAGTCTTTATTTCAACACCTATTCTTGATTATGTAACAAATCAAAGTACTTGCCCTTTGCGATATTCAACAGAAAAAATGCTTCAAAAAAGGGACAATATGGATGAGGCACTTTGGAATGCTGTTTATCAGCAAAGACCAACACCACCAGAAGAATTTTTATTTGCAATTAGCAAACTACAAACTTATGATGATTCAACTTACCCTAAAAAAGAAATGTTGGAAAACGAAACACAATGTTATGCATTTATTGACCCTACAAGAAAAGGAACTGACTTCTTTTCAATGCCTATTTTTAAGCGATATAGAATTGACAAAAATAGGTGGTCGAAATGGTATTTCATTGACATAATATTTGAGCAAAAAGCCACCAAAGAATTAATGTTTGATATTGCATTTAAGATTATTAATCATAGAATTACGAAAGTTGGCTATGAAAATAACATTGATGTAAGTTTTGATTCTGCATTAAAATATACATTAAGAGATTTAAATTATAGTGGTTCAGTGACAATCGACCCATTTTACTCTTCAAACGAAAGCAAGCAAATGAAAATTAGCAATGCAGCTTTTGGGATGAAAAAAGAAATAATTTACCCTGCACCTAAAATGTTTGCAATGAATAGTCCGATGGGGAAAGCAATGAATCAGCTTACAATGTGGAGTTTATCACAACGCTATGGCGACCACGATGACTGTCCCGACTCTATATCAATGTTTGTAAAATATTATTGCGAAGAGCAAAGAGCAAACACAATGGAAGTGTTTAACAAATCAATTTTAGGCTTTTAAACCACAATTTTTGTGGTTTTTTATTTTTTAGTTGACAAATATTAGAAAATGTTGTAGTATAAGGCGATTTTAAGACTTCCACTTGTCCTAGTGTGTCATTTTGAAAGGAAAAAAGATTATGAGTAAAGAAACAGAACAAGCAATAAAGCGTTTATACATGCCAAAAGTGTTTAAAGGTAGGGAAAAAGTAATAATGCCTATTTCTAAAGAACTTTTTATGAAAGACCCATTAATTGCTTTAAGAAAATATCTAAATCAAACAATAGGTATTTTTAATGGAAATGTTAGTGATATTGAAACTCTACACGAATATTATTTAGGTAATCAAGCAATTTTTTCAAAATTAAGAAAAGATGAATCACTAATTAATAATAAAGTAGTAGAAAATCATATATATAAACAAGTAAATTTTAAAGTAGGTTTTATGTATGGTAATCCACTAGAATACACTATTACAAACGAGAAAAAAATAGACACTGATGATATGACATATTTGAACTCATATTTAAACGATGTTAACAAAGCAAGTTTAGATATTGAAAAGGCACAAGATTTGTATGAATTTGGTGTTGCTTATCAAAGATTAATTCCACGTAGGCAAAAATTAAGCGAGTACGATATTGAAAGCGAAGCACCTTTTGAATTAGTAAATATGCCAGTAAGGCAAACATGTGTTGTGTATTCAAACGATATTCCAAATGAACCATTATTTGGTATGGTAATAAGTGATGACCGCAATACAGAAAACTACAAACCATTCAAGACAGTGCAAATTTATATGCCATATCGAAGAATAGTTTATAAAAACAATAATTTTGTACAACCAATCGAAGATATTCCACAACCATATAGTTATATTCCTATTCAAGAGTTTTGTTTAAACAAAGATAGAATAGGTATTATCGAAATTGGTGTTCAATTGCAAAACTTAATAAACAATATTGATAGTTCGCAAATGGATGGTATTGAGGAAGAAATTAATAGTTTTATAGTTATGATTAACCAAAGAGTTGATGAAGACTTTATAAACTTAATTAAAACGTTGAAAAGAGAGCGTGTACTTGTACTTAATACACAAAATCCACAAACACCAGCAGACTTAAAACTTGTTTCTACCAAACTTGATCAAGGCTCAACAAATCAATTTTACGAAAGGGTTTTAAAAGCCTTATATGACATTGTAGCCGTACCTCAAGCAAGTGGAAATGTTACGAGTGGTGGCGACACGGGGCAAGCGAGATTGCTTGGCAATGGTTGGGAATCAGCTCAAAATCAAGCACAAGTAGACCAACAATATTTGATAAAATACGAACGTGAATTATTGAAAAACATAATTAAAATTTGCAAATTAACAGAAAAATGCCCAGTTAATGAGATAAATGCAAGTGATGTTGCAATTAAATTTAACATTAATATGTCAAACAACTTATTAGTAAAAGCTGAAGCATTAAAGATGTTAAATGAAGCACTAGTACCAGAAAAGGCAATATTGTCAATTTGTGGTATTACAAAAGATGTTGATGGTTTAGGCGATGATTGGAAGAAAAACAAGCAAAATCAAGCTCAAATCGAACAACAAAATAATAATCAAGGTATAAATAGTTAAATAAACTAATTATATATATAATCAAAAAAAGTTAGAGAAAACTTTTTAAAAAACGCAGGAAGTTAGAGAAAACTTTAAAAAACGCAAGGAGAAAAAAATATGAATTTTTTAAAAGCAAACAAAACACAAATTCCATTTAAATTACAATTCTTTGGTGAGGGCGAACCTACACCAGAACCAAATCCAAAAACGTATTCACAAGAAGAATATGAAAAACTTAAAGCAAGTTTTGACAAAGCTTCAAGTGAATTAGCAAGTTTGAAAAAACAAGTACAACAAAAAATGACTGATGAAGAGAAAAAAGCAGAAGAAGATAAGGCTTTACGTGAAAAAGTAGCAAATTATGAAAGCCAATTAGAAAACTTAACTCTTGAAAAGTCATTAACTAAAAACAACTTATTTAGTAGCGAAGAAGCACAAAACATTTTAAAATCAAAAGATAACAAAAGTGAAATGTTAGAAAGCATTATGACATTGGTTAGTGCAAAAATTGAACAAGCAAAGAAAAATGCAATAGCCGAGTTTATGCAATCTAGCAATGTGACTGGTGGAATTAAAACACAAAATTCTGCTGATGATGAAATTATTGCAATGGCAAAACGAGCTTCAAAAACTACTCAAAAAAGTAATTTCTTTTAAAACAAATTAAAAATTTCACAGGAGGAAAAAATTTAATATGGCTAATTACAATTTTGAAAAAACAGTATTAGACATGCATAGCTTTTATTACACACTTCCTTGTCAAGTGACTAATACAGGCTTAACTGCCGATTCAAACGGCAAAAAAATTATTAAAGCTGGTACACCAGTTGGTGGCGATACTAACGCTTTATTAAACAGAGATACAGCAGTTTTAATTGCAACAAACGATGCAACTAACGGTCCTAAAACACAAGGTGTAGTTATTCACGATGTAGATGTAACTGCGGGTCAAACAACAGCAACAGTTGCTTTTGCTGGTGTTATTGATATGGCAAAAATGGATGCAGGTTTTGCTCTTGACTCAAAGGTTACTTTCCCTCACGACATAATTTATATGAAAGGAAGAGGTTTCTAATATGCCATCAATTGCAGAATTATATACAACTAAAAACATTAAAACTTATTGGGATGCTAGAAAGCAAGAAGAAACTAAATACGTTGGTATCGATGAGTTATTTGGTTCTAGAAAACAATTAGAAGATACAATTGATTCAGTTTCTGGTAAAAGTGGTTATACACCAGCTTTACTATTAAATAGCCCTGATTCTAAAACAGTTTATCGTGAAAGAGGCGAAATTACTGTTGAACAAAAAAAGATACCATTCTTCAAAGAAGGTATGCAAGTAGATGAAAAACATATCATTGAATTAATGAAATTAGAGGGGAACCCTAATCGTACATTAGTTCAAATGGTATATGATCGTATGTTTAATGATAGCTATCAACTTTACTTAAGTTCACGTATGACACGTGAAATAATGGTTAATCAATTACTTTCTGAAGGTAAAGTTTCTTTTGCCTCAAATGGTGCAGCTTTTACAGCAACTTATAAAATTACAAAAGAGACTGATTTAGCTGGTACAGCAAAATGGAGCGATTTAGAAAATTCTGACCCTCTAAAAGATATTAGAAAGATGAAAAAAGATGCTAAAATTAATGGCGTTGCAAGAGCAATGTGTAGTCCAACAACTTTTGATTATATTGTCAACAATGCTAAAATTAAGAAACTTCTTGTTAATCCATGGGGTGGTGCCGATGTATCCGATGCTGATGTATTAAATTTAATTTATGCAAGAACAAATGTAAGATTATATGTAAATGATACTTATTATATGAAAGATGATAAGAGCGATGCTCAAATCTTCCCAGATAATATCATTTCATTATTCCCTATTGGAAAATTAGGCGATATTGTATTCTCAGTTACACCTGAAGAAAGAGTATTGTTAAATACACCTAATGTTGCCACAGTTTCAATCATTGATGATGGTGTTGCTATTGTTGAAACAGTAGACACTGATGCAGTTTCTATTCAAACAAAAATTGCAATGCGTTGCTTACCAGCACTTGACATTTTCCCAGACCAAATCGTAACATTAAAAGTAGCATAGAAAAAATAACAAGCAAGGAGATGTAAAGAGATGAATTGTAATTGTAACAAAGTTAATGCAATAAGTTATTTTCACGACAAATATCCTCAAATAAAAATGAGTGATTTAGAAATGCTTAATGAAAGTGCAAAAGAAATCTTAATACATCTTCTTTTTAAATCTTCATATACAGTATCAGAAACACAAAGAGCGTATGCTTATGAACATTATCATTATTGGTTAATACGTTGTATGCAAGAAATGATAGAGCGTTCTGGAGCTACAAGTGCAATATCTTATTCTGAAAATGGCATATCAATATCTTGGAATCAAGCTCAATTATCACAAGCGTTGAGGGATGAAATAGTTCCGATAGCAACAGTAAAAGGGTATTAGAGTATGTGGGAAAAAGAAATATGGATAGCCAAGAGAAAAAGTATTGAAACAAATAGTGATGGTTGGCAAATTGAGATTTTTGATAAGCCAAAAAAATACTATTTGAATTATCAACCAGTTTCTGGTATGACAAGCTATTTACAATATGGCGAGAAGATAACGGATGTATATCGAGCTTTTGTAGATAGAGCCTATTATCAAGGTGTAATAAATGTTGGCGATAGGGTGTATTTGAACGATGGCTTAATTTCAGAAGATGAGTTAAGAAAGTTAGCAGAAAGCGATAACAAGTATTGTGAGAATGCGAACTATGTTGTTAAGTCAGTATTGCCACAAAATTACAAAACAAAGATTGATTTTATTAAGAGATAGGAGAAGATTAAAATGGAAGAAAGAAAAAAAACTATAAAAGTACGCAAAGGTACAACAGTTAAGACCGTTCCTGAACGACAAAAAGAAGATTATTTAAGAAATGGTTGGTATGTTGAAAAAGATTATGCAAATATGAATCCATTTATAAATAATTCAATTTATAATACTAAAAACAAATAATATATTATGTTAGATATAAAGTTTGATGGTAATTCAATAAGAGACATACAAGCAAGAATTAAGCAATACCAAAAACTTATTAAAATCGTTAACGAACAATTTATAATTGAAAGCCTTGAATGGATTCGAGACAAGGCAAATGACAATCTAGAAAATAGAGTTGGTTATTTTGCAGGGACTTTGAATTTAAGAGAATATTGGCAAATTACAAAAACAAGTGAGAATACTTACGAGTTAAGAAATACCAATGAAAAAGGGGCTTATGTTGAATTTGGTACTGGTATTGTGGGCTATGGTTCACACGAAAAAGCCGATGAAGTTCGATACGAATATGATGTAAACAATCATGGTGCGTTTGGGTGGAATTGGTACAATGAAAAAGATGGTTACCTAGTTAAAGGTTTTACAGGTTATGAGGGTAAATCATTCTTGTGGGATGCATTTTTTGATTATTATTCAAATGGAGAATTTGCAAAAATTTACGAGCGTATTTATAGGCAAATTATTGGTTTAAGTTGAATAGGAGTGATAAAAGTATATGTTAAACACAAAAGTTGAAAATAGCACGGTTTTTGAGCCTTATAATGAAATTTACGAGGTATTGAAAGACTATGTAGAGAGTACATACAATAATAATCACGTTGGGAGCAAGAAAGTTGAGGTTTTGAAAAACAAAATTTCACAAGAAACACCATGTGTAATATTTAGCGAACCAATAAATAAATTACAAACACAAAGCACAACATATGATAATACTACAAGAACACTTAATTATGATATAAACATATATTGTAATAAAAACAATAATAGTGAACAAATTGTTAGAGAATTAGCAATTTTGGTAATTGAGGTAATGCAAGGACATTATCATATGAATGGTGGTGTAATAGCAATTATGCCACAATTTGATAGCCCTCTAAAAGATAGTTATCAAGCGAACTTAAGATTTACAACTAACTATATACCAAGTAGAAGTAAGTTGTATTAAAAATTTAAAAGGAGAAAACAAATGGGCAGAAGTTTTAGAGAATTTAAAGAGCATAATGTTCGTGCTGGTTTAGGCACAGCGTTATGTTATAGATTATCAAGCGAAACAAAATATCATATTTTAGCACCAGTAGAAAGTTTACCAGCGGTTTTTGGTACACCAGATACAATTGAATACTCTTCAACTACTAATAGAAACGTTACAAATGTAATGGGTAAAAATAGTACTGAAACAATTGAAATTAATTTGCCTTATAATCTTGACTATATTGCTATATGCGATAATATCAACGATTTAGAAGTTAATTTTGCGTATATTGATTTAGATGATTTTTCTGGTCAAGAATTTACAGGTAAACCTAGATACCATTTAGCAGATGTTGGAACTTCAGATATTAAAACAATCGTATTATCAATTGCTGTAACAAACGCAAACGAATACATTACTGAAGACTTATATGATAGTTTCCAAGATACTGTTTCAATTTTATCACCTATTCCTGCTAGTATTGAACTTTTATCAACAAATACAACAGGCATTGCTATAAACTTTTTAACTGATCCAAGCGATGCAACTTTGGATGTTTCAAGCAATAATACTGATGTTTTGATTGAAAAAGGTAGCAAAAGCATAACAATTAAAGCAAGTTCTTCAGCAACAGCTGGTAGTGCTATTGTTACTATTGTAGCAAAGAAGGATAATTATGCATCTAACCAAAGAAGAATAAAAGTTTTGGTTGTTGGTGCTTAAAAAAATAATTTGAAAGGAATATAAAAATGAGACCATACATTGAAGATAGAGAAGGAAATAAATACGAATTTCGCAGATTAACTAGAAGAGAAAAAATTAATCTAGTTAAAAATGCAAGCGAAATTGAAAAAGCTAGTGATGAGAAAAAGATTGAATTAACTGATGAATTACTTTATACAATACTTCAAACTGTTTCAAGTGTAGACCACGAGAAATTTGAAGATATATTAGACTATAATGAAGAAATTTATGGGTTTGAGCAAGTAATAGAATTAGAAACAGCAATCATTAGTTGGGTTTTTACTCAAGCAGGTGGGGAAACAATCAAAGTTCATCCTTACCTAGAGGAAATGAAGAAGAAAGAAGAATTGGAGAAGAAGGAAGAAGTAGAACAACCAGCGACACCAATTCAATACGATTCAATCGAAATTTAAACATTTTAAACGACAAGTATGGTGGTGATTTGGAGCATTTTTATTTTTGCGAAGAATTACCACTAGCTTTAGAATATGGAATGACACCACATGAGTATTGGGATGAAGATGAGGATTTATTTTTAGCATATCAAAAAGCGTATTACAATCGATTACACAAACAAGCATATTTGCAAGGTTTGTATAATTATGATGCACAAGTAACAGCTTTAGCCAATGCTATGAGAGACCCAAAGAAAACACCAAAGCCATATGAATATCATTCCAAAGATGTTTACAATCCTTTCAACGAAGAAAATAATAAGCCAAAAGGTTATATTAATACTATTGATAATACTGAAAATAATAATAAGTTATATAGTATTAAAAAAATAGCCGAAGAAAGGAGAAAACAACAAAATGCCAGTTGATTACACATTAGGCAATTTAGTAGTTAATACACAAGTAAAAGATGCAAATGGTTCGATACAATCGCTTAAAGGGCTAACCACAGCACTAAACTATTTAAACAACGCAATGAAAAAAGTTGCGAAGTCAAACGTAGATTTAGACCAAACAGGCAAAAAGTTTGAGGGTTTAACAAAAGCGATTCAACCATTTACAAGTGAATTAAGAAAATCAGAAAGTGCTTGCAAGGCATTTACAGATGCAATCAAAGTTTTAAACAAACAAAAAGTAAGCACTTCAAGTATAGAAAAGGCAAGTGCAAGTTTAAAAACGGCACAAGCAAAATTACAACAAATCAATGGCACGGCTAATCAAACACAAAACATTTTTGATAGCCTTACTAAAAGTAAAATATTTAATGTAGGTAAAATATACGCTATATATAATTATACTAAAAGATTTACCTCACAACTTTCAAATGCGGTTGATTATGCTGTAAACTTTGAAGAAACTTTAAATAAGTTCCAAGTTTCAATGGGCGACCAATACTCAAAGTCATTAAAGTTTGTTGGCAATATAACACGTGCTTTCAACTTATCGACTGAAAGTATAATGAACTATCAATCAACATTTAAAAACATGTTAGATAGCTTGGGTGGTTTATCAAGCGATGTTACTTACAAATTAAGTGAAACAATCACACGAATGGCGATTGACTATGGTTCACTGTTTAATGTTCCAATCCAAAAATCAATGGAACAATTTCAACAAGTGTTAAGTGGTCAAATTAGAACAATACGTACTGTTGCGGGTTATGATGTTAGTGAAACCTCTTTGTATAACATTTACAAAGAAATTGGTGGCACAAAAACGATGAGGCAATTAGATCAAAACGAAAAACGTTTATTAAGAATAATTGCTTTACAAAAACAAATGCAACGAACTGGTGCGGTTGGCGATTTTGAAAAGACTTTAAGCAATACAGCCAACATTTTAAAACAAATTCAAGAAACAACCAAAGAAATACTTACTTTGTTTGGTAGATTGTTTTTGGGTTCAGTTGGAAACCTTTCAGAAAAAGTACTTGGTGCGACAATAGCATTAAGAGATTTCTTAAATTATTTAAATAAAATAAAAGGTTATGAATATCAAGATTTTACTAAAAATGCAAGTGGTGGTTTAATAGGTGGAGTTACTGAAAGTGCCGAAGAAGCCACTGATGCCGTAACCGAATTAAAGAGAAGTTTATTAGGCTTTGATAAATTAAACATTTTATCTAGCACAAGTTCTAACACTAAAACAGCCGTAAATGATTATTCTTTCTTGACAAGTAAAATTGGCGAATATGAAGAATTAATTCAAAAAGTAAGCAATGGTTCACAAAAGGTAGCCGACAATATACTTAATTGGTTAGGATACACAAGAAAAGAAAATGGCGAAATTGAAAAGACTTCAGGTGCGATTAATCGTTTAGCTGGAATGTTAAATGTTTTAAAAGTTACATTTACAAGTTTAATTTCAATTATAACATTTAAAAAAGGTGTTGGAATATTTAAATTTTTTAAAGGGCTTCCTGAAAATTTGAAAAAAGTAATGTCCTCAATAACTGGTAAAACTGATATGCCTAATTTGAAGAATATTAAAAAAGTAAAAGATATTTTTACAGCATTTAGTGGCGTTGTTGAAAAGCCTGCAAAAGTTGGAATATTTTCAGCTTTATCAAAATCAAAAGTATTTTCTGCAATATCAAAACCAGGGCAAATGTTAGGACAATTTATAAAATTGTTGCCAAAATCATTGGTAATAATAGGAACAATTGCAACGCTATTTGCGACATTATTTATCAATAGTGAAGAGTTTAGAACTTCAATTATGAATTTGATCAAGTCAATAGCAAATTTAGCTTCAAGTATAACATCAGTATTAACACCTGTGCTAACACCAGTTATTAAGTTTTTGGGTGAGGGTTTAGCATTAGTAATAAATATTATTGCAAAAGTAATTGATTTTATTTCAAAGAGCAAAGCACTTTCAACAGTGTTAGGTTTATTGTTAGCAAGTATTATAGCAATAAATATAGCAACTTCAGTTAGCCCTTTGACTTGGATTATACTTGGAATTACAACTGTTATAGCTTTGATAGCAAAATTAATCGAAGCAATAGCGAAGTTATTTGCCGAAGGGAAAGTAAAAACTTTCTTTAAAAATTTATTTAGTAGAGAAAATAGCAATGGTGGTGGTCGAGGTACAAGCACAAGTTCTTACACGCCTTTAGCAAGTGGTGGTGTTATTACAAGACCTACACCTGCATTGGTTGGTGAATATTCAGGTGCTAGAAATAACCCTGAAATTGTATCGCCAGAAAATAAAATGCGTGAAGTATTTGTTCAAGCATCATTGCCAATTGCACAAGCAATATTAAATAGCAATCAAAAAGTCATAGATGCAATAGATGACTTAAGCGATAGACCAATCGAATTAAATGGTCGAAAAGTAAGTGAAAGTATTTTTAAAGACTTACAAAACGAAGCAACACGCAGAGGTAAGAAATTTGCGTAGAAAGGAGCAATTATGCCAACAATTTTAAAAATATATACTTTTGATGAAAATGGTTTTGCAAAAACGGTTATTGCTCCTGCTTGCACTAAATATCAAGTATCATATGCGGATGTTGACAAAGAGGGTAGTGGTAGAAACCCATTAACTGGTGAAATGTATCGTGAGCGAATAGGCTCATACATTAAACTAGATTTAACATGGGATTTGATACCAGGAACAACAGAATATCAAAATTGGTATAAGACTTTAACGAGCCTACCAAAAAGTTTTGAGGCGGAATATTTAGACCCTTCCTCAAATGAATTAGTTAAGAAAAAATTTTATAGGACTGATATTCAAACGGAGTTATACCTATTTGTCGATGAGAATTGCAACATATGGAGAGGATTATCAACATCGTTTGTACAAAACGATGTTTCTTCTTTTTCTTGGGAGGGTGTATCGAGAAAAGTATTTTATTTAGGTAGTAAAAGAGGCATAGGAAGAGAAGTTGTAGTAACAAATAAGCAAAGTTTTAGCAACCTAGATTTGATAAAAAGTGGCGAAACTAAAGATATTGAAGAATACAACGAAGAATTTTATGAACCAACATATTCAGACCATTTTATAACGTGTGAAGAAAAACGTGTTAAATTAGATGGTACTTTTAAATTCCTAGACAAATCATATTCAACAACTGATGGTGTTAAAAATAGCCCTATATTTTGGTGGACTACTTGGATGTGCAATAAAGATACTGGTGAATTTAATTCACATCCTAGACTTGTAATTAAAGGCACATCATTGTCTGCAAGTTATTACACAATAGTTTTTGGTGAAATAGCAACAAATTTTAAAATCGAGTGCTATACCGAAAACGATAACAACGAAGAAGTTTTAGATAGAACTATAAGTGTTGAAAATAACGCCGAAAAAGAGTATATTTTTGAAACTTTAAAAACTTACGTAAAATTTATCATTGAAATAATAAAAATCGATAATTCAGTTGTTTTTGAGGGTGAAACACAAAAATATCAAAGGTTTGCAAAAGTAAATACAATTTATAGTGGTGTGTTTAAGAATCTTAACAAAATTATAACCGATTATGAGATTACACAAGAGTTTAGTGCTGATAATTCAGAATTTAATTCAAATGTGCTTTCACTAAAATTAAGAGATGTTAATAATGAATACGACCCTCAAAACGCAAATAACAAATTAAGTTATTTTAAAAATCAGTCAATTTCAGTTGACATTTACGTGAAAGATAGAGATGAAAACGAATTTGGTATAGAGGTAATTAAAAATCCTTTAGTAAAAACTTTCAAATTTAACTCAAGAAACAATGTTTATAATTGGGAAAATCAAATATTAAGCGTTACTAATTATTCAGATACTTACAATTTAGTTTATTCGAATGAAGATGAAACACCACAATTTGGTGATAATGCGAAAACATTGTCAGGTTGGTTAGGACTTTTAAATCGAAATTCTGGCTTAAGTGGTTTTAGAAATGCAATTGCTTTTGAAGACCTTGATAGTGGGGACAATCTCAAAGAAGATTACACTAACAATGCAATAACTTTAAAAGGTTATATTCCAAATCAAAGTTCATATAACGAAGCTTTAAGAATGTTAGTTGAAGCATCTTATGTATCAGAAAAAGATAGCACAACAGGGCAATATCGTAATAAAATGGTGTTAATTGATTATAATGAGCAAAAATTATTGTTTAACACACAATTTTTAGAGAATGATTTAAAGTTTTATGGTTATCAAACAATAATTAGCGATCGTTTTGTAGATAATGTATTTAAAATAACAAGAAATTATATATTTGAAGAAAGTTTTCAAGAAGCAAAACCAAAGAATTACACTGTTAAAATTTACACGTATCAAAATGTTCAAGAAGTTACAGGAAAAGATGACAAAGGCAATGATATAGTAACAAGTAAAATTGAAACGACAACTTATGATAAATCTTACACTATATCAAACAATGACTATGAAAATGAAACAATCGATAATCCATTTATTACTTCAGATTTTATGGAAGACCCTGTTAATTGGTCAAAAAAAACTTCGACAATTGCCGACAGATTAGTTGGTTATAGGCAACATACAGATAGTTTAAATACATTTAACTTTAAAACTAATTTTAATGGTGGTATAATAGAACCAGGACATACTTATTTGTACGAAAGCAAATATGGTAATACCAAAAAAGTTGTTATTACAAAAGTAATTTTAAATGGAACTTCCTTTGCAGAAGTTGAAGCAAAAGAAATTATGGAGGATTAATTATGAAAGTTTGGCAACCAACTGATTATTATGATGTAGCAACCGAATTTACAAGAATATCAACGTTTATTTTTGATATTGGTGATAGGTTAGGCGTTTATGATTTATTAAATGAATATACTTGGTCAACATCAGATATACCTTATTATGAAGATTACAAGAAAATAATTGAATCCTTAAATACTTTGTTGCAAAAAACACACGCTAATAAAACTTTTGGGTATTTGACACCAGAGAAAAATTTTAGTTATATTGATGCAAACAAGATAGAGCAAGCAATGGCAGAAATAGAGAGAAAGTTATGGAGTTTTGACATAACTGGTAAAAAGATTTTGGGAAATAATTCCAAAATAATCACTTAAAGAAAGAGGTGATAAATAAATGAGTAAATTAGAATTAACCTTTACTGATGAAGTGGGGACAAATTTAAATCAATACAAAATGAAAAGAAATGTTGGCACGGCAAGTGAAACAGAAGAAGTTATACAGCTTGAACGTGATGCTAATATAACAACTCAAGGCACAATAATCAATGCCGATAAATTAAACACAATGGTTTCAGCTATTAACGAACCAATTAGTTCATTATTCACGACTATTTATGAGCAAACACAAAATAAAAAATCTTTGCCATTAAATACAAATATAGATTTTGCTTTAATTAATTCAGCGGACTCTACACCATTATCATTTAGCAAATTTTCATGTTTATTTGTGTTTAGATTTTATTTTATGGGTACTGATAATATACGAAGATATGCAAGTGTTACTATTGGCACAGTATCATCTTATTTGTCTGAACATTCTGAAATAGTACAAATTTATGATAGTTTTGCAGATACCACTCAAAAAGTTAAAATCTTGCTTGATACAACTAATAATACAATAACAATTACTAATTTAACTAATAGTAATACAACTACAAATGGTTTATATATAGAAAGTATAATAGGTGCATAATTATGGGAATTGTATGTAGATGTGAAAGTAATATAGTTCCAGTAGCCAACGAATCTCCAAGAGTTTGTTGTGGCACAATAAAATGGTATATGAACGATACCTTTTCATTCGATTTTATTATTAATTTAACAGATGAAGATGGCAATCCTATTGAGTTGCTTGACACCGATAAATTTGTTGTTGATTTTTACAATAGTGCAGGAGACTTAATACAAAGTTTTGAAACTGTTGGTAGTTCAACGATAACTTTAAATTTCACTAAAGAAATTAGTGCAAAGTTTAAAAAGGGCGAATATTTTTATACAACTAAATACGAGAGTGGTTCAATAGCACGAACAATAATGCATAATAATATGGTTGTTGTTGAATAGGTGGTGATAGCCTATGAGAGTCAACGTATGTAAAAAAATTGATGAGGGTATAAAGACTACACTTGATGTTGTATTAGAAGATAAAACAATTAATCTTGAATGCGAAGGTATAGTTGTAGGTGGTGTTACTAATGATCATGCGAGATTAGTAAACCTTGATTACGAGCATAGCGGACACATTGGTTTTGCTAGCGAGAAACAATTGAACTTGCTAGCAGAAAATGTTGTTCCAAGAAGATTAAACGTTTTCCCAAATATAGATGTTAATATAGATAGAAGTAAACAATTTATATATATTAACGAAAATGATACTGAAAGTAAAAAGGTAAGTATTCGAGAACTGAACTCTTACATTTTACGGAATGGTGATAGTGTTCCAACCGATATGCAAGTTGGAGAATATTTATTGTTAAATATGAAGAAAGGAAATATTTAAAAATGGCATTTGAAATTTTAAGCGATAAGAAAAAAACGCAAGTTACACAATTAGTCAATACTGCTGATGGTTTAAAATTGCAACAATATTATCCAGAAACAACAGCTGAAGTTACAAACATTAAAGCAATTGATGGGGTTACTGGTACAAACGTTCAACAAGCATTAGAAAGCATTCAAGGTAATATTAATGATATTACTGGTGGTGGAAACATTGTTGAATTTGACACAGGTACAGGACAACCAAGTACAAATTTAGCCGTTGGTGGTTTATTCTTTAAAATAATTAGTTAGAAACTTGAAAGGGGAGTTTTAATTATGGCAAAATATCAATTACAACAAAAATTAGCAAATGGCACAATGAAAGATATACCAATAACAAGTGTTAACGATGTGGCTGATATTAATGTAATTCCAGATGATTATACAGAGGTAGATTTAATAAATAAAAATGGTAATACTTTAGCTGCAATACCTTTTAGAAAAATCAATGGTGAGAGTATTATTGGAAAAGACCCTTTGACTATTAGTGGTGGTGGTGGAACAAGCCATCCAGTTTATACTGAAGCAAATACTGACAAATGGGCTATGCTTGGTAATGGTACTACTGATAATTGTAAGTTTAAATTTACTGGTGAAAGCGGTAGTAGATATTATTTTGATTTAGGAAATTGTGGTGGTTTTCAAGGTGCAATGCTTGAATTGGAAATTGTAAATACTGATGTTGAAGTAATATTTTATAGCACAATCACTGACCGAACATGGTATGACCATCAAATTACTAACAGCCCAAATGCTGTATGTCTAACAAATAGCAAATTAATGTTAGTAACTTTTGATGAAATAGCAAGAAGCAGATTAGATTTAACATTAGCAGGGCAAGATGAATCAATTTCAAATACATTAGCATATGGTGAGGGCGAACAAAGCATTAATGTAAATATAGGTTTTGGAACTCCTCCAGAAGCCAATTGTTATGCAAATGGTTTAATTATATCTATGCGTAAAGATGATGTTGGAATATTGCACGTAAATATTGGTGGACAATTTGAGGTTTAAAATAGGTCTAATTTTTATATTGTAATCAGAAAAAAATAACAAATTTTGCAAAAATGCTTGACAACGCAAATAATGTTTGCTATAATTAAGGCGGATTTTGGAAATGAAGAAGAATTGGAATCTGTGGGTTGGTTTGCTAGTAGCAATTGGAGTTGCTTGGTACAATGGCTATGACAAGTCAAAGATGGACAACTTTAGTAGTTTTCTGATACTATTGGTTACAATCGTTGGTTTTTTGTCCTTTTTAAAAACACTAACCACAACAAAGAGCAAGGAATTAATGGAGAGTAACGCAACAAGCCAAAAGACACGAGTTAGTTACATTGAGGTTGCAAGCAATCCATATAAGCAAGGGCAAAATCTTGCGAAAGACATTGCTACTACTATCGAAATTTTGAGGGAGAAGAAAGCAATGAATAAAGTTAAAAAATTTTTTAAGTGGCTATATTTTAACAAATGTACAATCACAAATATCGTAGTAAGTATTGCATGTGTAGCGTTTGTTAATTTTATGTCTCTATGGGGCTATTTAGATCGTTATCAAATCTTCCGAACTAACCCTGTATTATTTAAGGTAATAATTGGTGTTGGTGGAGTATTATGGACAGCTTTGTCAGTATTCTGTTCTATCAACAAATTAGGTGCGGAAAATTTAAGCGAGATTGATGCACGCTTACAAGCAAAAGCGAATGAAAAGTTAAGCCGTTTAACACCAGAACAAAGAAAATTAGTTAAAGAAAACATTAAGAATTTACAAGAGCAATTAAACAAACTAAAGGTGGAGTCTGATGGGGCTATGAAAATAGTCCAAAGTTTCACAGTATTAAAGAGTATCGAAGGTTTTGATGTAAGCAATCAAGTAGAAAGTTATGAAAAAGCGTGTGCTATTGTTAGCAATAATAGTTCATTAATCACAAAACTAGAAAACGAAATTGCAATATTAAAAGGCAAACTTTAAAAAATGACACGGAAGTGGTTAGGAAACTAATCACTTTTTTGTTATGAAAGAGGGAATTGAAATAGAGAAATTTATAAATGAGATTGTAGATATACCAAAGTTAATAAGAAGATTGTGGTTAGTACTTTGGTTTGTAGAGTTTATTTGTATTGGTAGTAAGTTGCTTTTTCACACGTGGTTTCCGATAGTTATTGAAAATCAAAACTTGAAGATATTGAAACTTTAATACCACTATGTAAAGAAGCTAAATTAACACCTTTGGCAACAAATCGAATGGTTATGAGATACGTTGAAAAGAAAACATTGAAAGAAATAGCAAGTATAGAGTGTGTAGAAGAAGAAAGTATCAGAAAAGAGTTTAAACGTTATCGCAAGAAATTAAAATTGAATAAATGAAAAAAATAGGATGTCATTTTATGGCATCTTTTTTTATTGCCCCTGTTTTGCCCCCTTTTATTTAGCAAGATAATTGCTAAAATTGGGTTGTGGCAAGTTGATAAACATTTCCTCAAAAATCCGTTTCGTGTTTATTTTTACTGTTTATATAATTTATTTTGTTTGCCTATGATTCTATTCGTTTACGCTTGCCACGATATTTTGAAAAGAGGTAAAAAATATGATGAACTACAACAATATGTATGGTGGCTATCAACAACAGCCAATGTATCAACAACCTAGTTATAACAACTATCAACAACAACCAGTCTCACAAGGAACAAAGTATGCGTTGTACTCTGAAGTAACAAGTATGGAAGATGCAAAAGCCTACATTTTAGCACCTAATCAAAGTGCTTATTTAGAAGATAAAAACGCAAATATGCTTTATTACAAACGAATAAACAATCAAGGTCGTTATGAAATGGATGTATACAAAAAAGTAATTCAAGAAGAGCCAAAAAATGAATACGTAAAAACAAGCGATTTTGAACTTTTAAAGCAAAGTGTTGATAATTTATCAAACATTATAAAAAAACTTGATAATCGCCAATTTTCAGGCTCAAAACAACAAACTAGAGGTAATCAATAATGAATAATAATAACCCTATGCAACAAATGTTACAAATGTTATCTATGGGTAATAACCCAAATCAAGTAGTTCAAATGCTTGCACAACAAAATCCTAACGTTCAAGCAATAATAAATCAAATGCAACAAAGTGGAATGACACCACAACAATTTGCAATGCAATACGCAAGGCAAAACAACATTGATATAAATCAAGTTGCGAATGCTTTTAGAAAAATGGGTGGAAAATTTTAATTTTGGTATAACTACTTTTTTGCTAATACCAAAATCTTCAGTAATGATTGTCGACTAAATTATTGTCTATATTGGTGTTAAATTAAGAGTATTTATATATATAAACATTTTACGAAAGGAGAAATATTTTAATGTATGTAGAAGGTGATGTTCCATACGTTGGAACAACAAATGGAAATGCTAATTCTGGTTTCTTTGGTGGTGATGGCTGGTGGGCTATTATCTTATTTGCAATGATTTTCGGATGGGGCAACAATGGTTGGGGTAACAACGGAAGAAATAGTGGAGGTGTAACTGATGGTTACATTTTAGCTAGCGACTTCTCAAATATCGAAAGAAAAATCGATGGTGTTAACAGCGGAATTTGTGATGGTTTCTATGCAATGAATACTGGAATGTTAAATGGCTTTGCAGGAATAACTCAAAGTGTTATGACAAATGGCTATGAAACAAGAAATGCAATTCAAAGTTTAAGTTCACAATTAGCAGACTGCTGCTGCCGCACTCAGTCTTCAATACAAGGTGTAAACTACAACATGGCAATGCAAACTAACGCAATTGAAAAATCATTATGCGATGGTTTCAGAAGCATTCGTGATGAAATTACAGCCAACAGAATTGAAGATAAGAACGCTCAAATAGCTGCTCAACAAAATGAAATTAACGCTTTAAGATTAAAAGCTAGTCAAGAAGCTCAAAACGCTTATCTTGTAAATCAACTTAAACCATGTCCTATTCCTGCTTATATAACTTGCAACCCTTATCAAACTTATACGGGAACTTGTGGAACAGGAACTTGTGGTTCAGTAATTTAATTTATGAAAATTGCTAATTAATTATTAGTGTTTAAAGGAGATTAAAATATCCTACTTTCAAAGGCATAGAGAATAATCTTCCTATGCCTTTTATTATCAAATTAAAATTATTAAAAAGGAGTTTAAAATGGCTTTAATTTTAGGTTTAAAAAACACAACAACTCAAACAGTCCCCATTAATGGGTTAATTAATTTAGGTACTGTTTATCGTAAAAATTGTAAAAGAACAAGAAGTGGCTTACCAACATATGTAGCAAATGGAAATAGTGTAACACTAAATGGCACTGGTTTTTATCATATTACTGCAACAGCGGTAGGTTCAGGAACTGCAGCTGGTGTATTAACGGCACAATTATATGAAAATGGTGTAGCAATTCCAGGTGCTATTTCATCAAGTACAATTACAACTGCTAATACAGAATTAAGAACTTTAATGATTGATTATTATATTAAAGTAGATAATGAATGTGTTTTAGGTAATTGGACAGTTGCACCAAAAACACTTACTTTAGTTGGTAGTGGTGTAGAAGGTTCATACACAAATGTATTATTTAATGTAGATAAGGTGGCTGGCTAATATGAGAACAAGAATGCGAGATATGTTAGAAAGAAGAACACGTAGAGATGGAAGAAACCCATATGGAAGTAGAGGTGGCTATGTTGTCAGTTCAAAATCACGTAGAGATAGATCAATGGGTTACGATTATGCTTATCCAGAACGAGATTATAGATATGATAGCAGATATGATGCCGAACGATACTATACGCCATATGATATGGGCGGTGAATACACTAGACAACGTGGTCGATATATGGATGATTATGCAACCGAAGACTTAATGGGTGAATATCGTAAAGACTTACGCAAATGGGCTGATAAGTTAAAACGAAAAGATAGATTCAACATTCCAAAAGAAGAAATAATCGAGCAAGCAAAGAAAATGGGTGTATCTTTTGACAAATATGATGAAGAAGAATTTTACACAATTTATCTAATGCATATTAGTGATTATCCTGAAATTGCAAATGATTATTACACTTATGTTGCAATGGCTAAAAAGTGGTTGGAAGATGATGACATCGAAGTTAGCCCAAGCGAAAAAGTATGCATTTACATGTATGACATTGTAATGGGTGAAGAAGATTAAAGAGGTGGTTTAAATGGCTTACAAATACTTTAATAGGAATCCAAATGGGTATAAAATACCAGATTGTGTTATAAGAGCTATTTCAACGGCATTAAATATAAATTATTATGATGTAGTTAAATTATTACATCAAAATGCAATACATTATAGATGTGATGATTTATGTGTGTGTTGTTATGAAAAATTGCTAGACATTGACTTGGAATTACCACATTACTATGGCAATAATCGAACAGTTGAAGAAATAGCCGATAAGTTTTGTAACGAAATTCTTTTATTAAGGATTGAGGGTCATTTAACTACAAGTGTAAAAGGAACAATTTACGACATATGGGATTGTTCTAACGAGATTGTTACCGATTTTTGGGTAATAAAGTATTAAAATTTAAGGTGGTATATTTCAAAAATACCACCTTTTTTGTTGTCTTTTTCTTGTCTTTTTTATGTCTTTGTGGTATAATATTAGCGTGTGATTAGCACAGAAAGGAGAAAAAGCAAATGCAAAACCAATCAAGATTTAGTGAAGAATTTATGGCTTTGGAACGCAACAAGACTTTGCAAGGTATGGTTAACAATGAACTAATGAAATTAGGGCTAGACTGTCGATTAAAAGGCTTTAAATATGTTAGCGATATTATAACTTTAGCGTTAATTAAGCGTAAATATTCACGAACAACGATTGCCGAATTAACGCCATTTATTGCTTATAAGTATGCTATTAAAGATTTTAGTGTGCAAAGACAAATGCGATATGTTTGTACAATTAGAAATGCACGCAAAGAAACTGCCATTGATATTGTTTACAATGTATGGCACAAAATCAACACAAAAATTCAAGAAGAAAGGGAGAGTTATGTAAAATGAGAATAACGGAAATTGTGATTGAAAATTTTAGAAATGTTAGCAACAAAACTTTTGATTTGAAACCAAAGTACAACGTTTTTGTAGGTGCGAATGGGTTAGGCAAAACAACACTTATCGATAGTGTTTTATGGGTGCTTTGCGGCGAAACTATTGTTTATGGCAAAAGCGATCCAGATAATCGAAACAAGAATGATTTAAGATTACCAATAGGTGTAAAAATCACGTTTGATAATAATTTAGTGTTAGAAAGAAAATATAAAGATATTTGGGTTGAGGACAAAGATGGTAACGTGAAATACTCAAGAACTGATAACAACTTTTTCATTAATGGTGCGAAATTCAAAAAAGAAGAATATTTTTCTTTCATACGAGATAAAATCAAATTTGATAGAAACTTTGAAGTAAAAGACTTTAATTTCTTACGTTTCTTAATTGACTATGATTATTTTGGAAATATTGATTATAAAGTAGCAAGAAAATTTATTGAAAAATGTATCAAAATTAAGAGCGATGATGAGTTAATTTTAGAGCAAAAATATGCACCAGTTAGAACTGATATGCAAGTATTAAAATATGAGTATGGTAAATTATTAAATAAATATAGTACTATTATTAAGCAAGCTGATGCAAAAATTGAAGAAATTCAAACAAAAATTGTTAAAAAGCAAGAATTAGTAAAACCTGAAGATATTGAAGCATACGAAAAGTTAAATCAAGAAAGAAAAGAATTATTAAATTCAACTTTTGATAATCAAAACTATCAAGCAAAGATTAAAGATTTAGACACAAGAATATCACAAAGTCAACAAAACGTATTACTTGAAATTGTCAATGTTAACCAACAAATTAATACTTTAATCAAAAAAGGTAATGAGTTGAAATATCAAATCGACAATATGAAGAGTAATATTGAAGATAGCAAACGTTACATTCAACAATTAACTGAAGAGCAAGAAGAATACACTAGTTTAATCGAAGAAAAACAAAAAGAAAAGGTTACTGAAAAGGTTTGCCCTTATTGTGGTGGTGTTATCAATAAAGATGAAGAAACAGAATTCAAAGAAAATATTGAAAAAGAAGTCGAAATTTTAAAAGCACAAATTGAGGGTGCAAAACAAGGTATCTCTGGTTCAAAAGTAATGATTAGTTCATATGAAGAAAAGATTGAGATTTACGACAAAGAATTTGAAAAGACTTCAAAAGAATATGTTGACTTGACAACACGTTTAGAAGAATTAAGCGTTCAAAAAGAAAACAACGAAGAAGCAAAGAAATTAAGTCAAGAAAAGGCTAAATTAGAGGATGAATATCAATTAGCAATAAATACTTTCAATAGTAATAAAAATGCGAAAATTGGTGAAATTTCAACTCAAATGGAAAAATTAGCGGTTAGCATTCAAGCAAGCAAAGAAATTGAAGAATTAAAACAACAATTAAAAAATTGCAAGCAACAAAAATACGTTTGTGAATCAAACATTGACTTAATCAAAGATTTTAAAGCAACTAAACTAAATAATCTTGTTAGCAAAGTAAAAGAAGTATTCCCACAAATCGATATTGAACTAATTGAAGAAAACGAAAACACAGGTAGTTTTAAAGATGTTTGCTATACAAAATTAAATGGCGTTGAATTTACTGGTGTTAACGATGGCTTTAAATATTTATTAGGAATTGAAATTATTGAAAATATCAAAAAACATTTAGGTGTTGAAGATTTGCCAATTATTTTTGACAAATTTGCTGATGTTGACAAAGAAACGTTCAAAACTATTTTAGGCAAAACTAATTCACAAATAATTTGTACAAAAGTTACAGATAATAAAGAAATCGAAGTTAAAGGAGAATAATTAATATGGAAAATACTATTCAAGAAGTTAAAAAGCAACCTATTTCAATGACTGAAACTATTTTAAATATGGTCACTAACTATGCATCTGTTGGTGGCGAAGTATTAAGCGAAAGAGAAAAGACTACCGCAATAAATATAATTACTCTAACAAATAGAGCTATTGTTACAAATAAAGATGGAATAACTTGGAATGATATTGATTTACGAGGTTGTGGTTATGCAGAACAAGTAAAACATTGGTGTAAACTTGGTATAACAGGTGAAGATAAATTATATATAGATATTCGTAATAATAAGTATAATCCTAAAAAAGATATATTTATTAAACCACAATATCAAGTATGCGAAAAATTAATGACTATGTATTTTGCTTACCCTATTGTACGCTTTAAAACTGAAGTAATTTGTATTGGTGATGAAATAGAAAAAGAAGAAGATTTTAAAACTGGTTTAACAACTATTATTTCACATAAACGAAATAAAGATATTGAAATAAATATGAAAATATTATAGGTGCTTATAAAATTGCTTTTGTTTCTATCAATCCTGAAAAACCTTTAGATTTGACACAAATTTATGTTGAAATTGATCGTAACAGAATTGAAAGAGCATATAACGCTAGTTCATCACAAGATAAGAGTGTTTGGAATGCCGACACAGTTAAAATGGTAAAAAAGACTGTTACTTGGGAAATGTTTAATAGCGAACAAATTAGACCTTTTATGAAATACCCTGAAGATGTTATTAAAGGTGGCGACTTAAAAATTCTTGAGGAAAGTGAAGAAATGGATTTTAACAAAGAAACGAAATACGACAATGTTGACAAAGTTAATGAAGAAATTGATAAAAAGGTTGCAACTGAAGATGTAATAGACGTTGCGTACGAGGATGAAAATTAAAATGCTTGATATTTATGCGTTCGCCTCTTCTAGCAAGGGCAATATGTATTTAGTTAAAAATGAAAATACTAATATTTTATTAGAATGTGGCTTGAACGAAAAAAATATACGCAAATTATTAGTGGAGCAAGGCATCACTCTTTTAGATGTGGATGGATGCCTTGTTACCCACATTCACAATGATCATGCGACGAGCATTGATTATGTAAGTCAATACGTAGATGTGTATTCTAATATAAATGTATATAATCATTACAAGAATATAAAATATGTAGAACCTAAAAAACCCTTTAAAATTAATACAATAAAAATAATACCAATTTTAGTCAATCACGGAATGGTAGACAATTATGCTTATGTTTTTTTAGATAAAAATAGTTGCATATTTTTTGGAACTGATTTTTCATTAATGGAGCAAAACGTATCTAATTTTAAATTTGATAAAGTTTACATTGAATGTAATTATGATGATAAAGAAGTACAAAGCATTTTAGATAGTGGTGTTGAAGATGATAAAAGAAAAAAATATATAAGGCAAATATCAACGCATATGTCAAAAGCAAATTGTATTAAACATTTAAAAATGATGGATTTATCGAAATGCAAAGAAATTGTTTTATTACATGCTAGTGAATTTTTGATTAGTCATAAAAAAACGTGTGAAGAATTTGAACGCATTTTTGGAATACATACTACTTTTGCAAAGGAGAAGTAAATATGAAAATTGAAGATGGTTATGTTATTTTTGAACCTACTGATAATGTTAAGATTGAACCAAAGAGAATTTCAGGACATTCTTTTGTTGAATTGCTAGGCTTAAATAAATTTACTCTAAAGGGCGATGCTTTATTGTATATGTTTAATATTCTTCATAGAACTGTTGCTGATATTTATCAAAAACGTGGAGAATTTGCAGAAAAATTAGTGAAAAGATGGTTAGAGCAAAGAGGAAAAACCTGCATTACTTATGATTCTAAAATTATAAAATATACAAATTTTCCAACCAATAAAAACTTTAGTGGTGTAATTGATATTGATTTGCCTGTTGAAAGAACACTAGTTGAAGTTAAAAGTAAATCAATGAGTAAATACTCAATTATCAAGCAAACAAAACCATTAGATGAAATTTATCAAGCTATGTTATACGCATACTTGAGTGGCTACAAAACCTTTATAATGCAATGGGTTTTCTTTGACGAACAAACTGAAAATGAAATTTTTAGAGGTTTAAAACCAACAACATTGCAAAACGTAAAAGGCATTAGTGCTGTTTATCAAGTAGATAAAAGTGATATATTTATAAAAATGTGGCAAGCAAAAGAAATTGTCGATGATTTTATAAAAACGAAAAAAATTGAACTTAAAGATATTTCAGAAAAATGCTTTGTAGAACTTAATAAACAAAATTTTAATAAAAAAGAAAATGAAGAACAAGAAGTTGAATTGATAGAGGAAGACCTATTTACATTTAATGAAGCAGATTTTGAAGATATGGGGTTTTAAATATGGAATTAAAAGAACGCATTATTTGGTGTGACACTAGACAAAAAGGCAAGCAATGGGATTGGCTAAAAGAAGAATTTAAAACGAGAGGCTATAAGATTAAAGATGACAAACCTATGACTTATGGTGATTATTGTATGCCACCTAATTTGTCAGTGCTTATTGACACTAAATATTGTATACAAGAGATTGTAGGTAATGTTACCCAACAACACGTAAGATTTAGAAATGAACTTATTGGTGCAAAGGAAATGGGTGCGACCTTACATATATTAATCGTAAATGAAGAAAATGTTAAATGCATTGAAGATTTAAACAAATGGGAAAACCCACGAATTAAAACGTGGGCTATTCAAAGAAATCGAGCAAGAAGAACAGGCAAACCATACCCAAAACAACCACCAACAAGTGGTAAACAACTTGTAAAGATACTTACAACAATGCAAAACGAGTATGGAGCAATTTTTGACTTTTGTAAAAAAAGCGAATGTGCCGATAGAATAATAGAAATTTTAACTGAAGGAGTTGAAAAGTAAATGGTTAAGAAAAATAAAGGTTTATCAGTTGGTAATTTGATACAAGTTTACAAATTGAGACAAGGTGTAAGCAAACAAAACTATAAATGGCAACTTTTTATGTTTAGTGATACAAAGTATGATAACGAGCTTAAGAAATATGTTAATTTAGGCTATTACACAATATTTATTAAGAACCCAATTGAGGACTTACGAGAAAAAGATGTGATTAGAATTGATAAAATTTTGGCTATATCCTCAAATAGTTCAACATATAATGGTAGAGTTTACAAACAAACAGTTGTTACAATAGAAGCTAGAAAGTTTGAGAAAAAGCAACAAGATGTAGACAATTTAGATACATCAGTTGAACAAGTCGATGACCCAACAAGTTTTGATGTAGGTATGGACAATATGCCATTTTAGGAACTAACAAAAGAAAAACACTGTCAAATTGATGGTGTTTTTTTAATTTATTTCATTTTACTAATTCAAAGTACTTGACAAATATTTTTAAAAGGTGTAAAATGGTGGTGTGTGTTTGAGACATGCAGAAAGAGGTAAATAGTGAATGATAAGCATTAAAGAACGAAAAGAAAAAATTGAATATCTCAAAGCAAGAATATTTGAGATAAATCAATTAAACGAAGAAATCAAAGGCAACGATTTATACAATGATGATTTGCTAGAAGATTATTTTGAAGGTAGTAAGCAAACAGAAATACATTATGCATTAAGAAATTGTACTTACTATTTAGGTATTATGATTCAAAAATTACAAAGTGAATTGAGTTATGAAACCGCACAATACAATATGGCGAAAGCGAAAGGAAATTAAAAATGTTAACACAAGAAGAAAAAGAACAAATGGAAAATGTTTTTAAAAGAAACAAAAAATTAGGAATTGCACCACAAACAAAATCACAACTTGCAAAAAAATTAGGGATGTCTAGGCAATTGCTTTACTATGTAATAGCCAAAAATGTTAATTCGCCTTACGAACCAATTCTTAAAAATTGGATTAAAGAGGCAAATGGCAAGGGTTGCAAGATAGTTTACAAAGTTAAAGAGAAAAAACTTAAATTGCTTGAAAAATATGGTTTTGAACATAGCTTTAAATCATATTATACAAAGTACACAACGATGGATACTGGGTCATATCAATATGTTGTTAACGAAAGCGACTTAATTCTTAAGTTGATCGTTACAAACGAAGATAAGGTAATGCTTGATTTAGAAAAATTTGAATTACCATATGAAAGAGATACATACGTAGCCAATATGAAAGATATTGAAGATACTTGTATCTTTGATGAGAAAATTACAAACTTTGATATTATATATAATCTTGTAAGAGATAATATAATTTATCGAGTTTTAATTGAAAATAATTAATAATGCGTTTAAAACAATTTGTTAAGAAATATATTGACCCAAATTTAATCGTGAATGTATTTGTCAAAGTTAATAATAAATACTACAAAAAAGTTTATTCATGCTTAAGAGCAAAAAATTTATTAATCGATTTGGAACACGATAATTACAAAAATTATTCAGTTTTAAAAATCGAAGAAATAAAACAAAACAGAAATTCTGCAAACACAATCAATATAGTTGTGCGAGATAAACACAATATTTTTGAATGGAAATAAAAAAGGGGGAATAAAAGTATGTTAAAAATATTAATACCAATTATAATTATTGTTGTATTAGTAATTATAAGAGTTGCGTATTCGTTTGGCGAAACTAAAGGCAGAGAAAAAATCTTTGCTAAAATATTTAGTGAGGTTTTATACAAGGTTTATAAAGACTCAATAAAAGAAACATTAATTAATGGTAGTCTTGAGGACTTACTTAATAATTTAAAATCTGAAATGGAAAAAGAAAGAGAGAACGAAAATGATGATGATAAATAAACCAATGTTTATGAATTACTTTGAAGATGATAATTTGTTACAACACGATAAAGATAAAGAAACTTTTGTTTTAAGCAAAACCGATATATTAGGAAATTTTTGTTTAAATCAAGAAGAAATGGAAAAACTTTGCAAATTTATTGAAATGGCAAATGACAAATCAAAAGTTAAAGCAAAGTTAAATGGTACAATTTTAGAAGTTAAAATAGATGAGCCTAAATTAAAAGCTAATATTAATACTTTAAGTATTGATAATAAACCTCAATTAGATTTAAGCGAAGTAATTAGTAGTTTTACAATTAATGTTGATAAATTAAAAATAGCAAGTGCTTTTTCTGACAAAAAAGGTGTAAGAGCGGTTTTAAATGGTGTTTGTGTTAGAAATGGTTGGATTATGGCGACTGATAGTTTTAGTGCTTATAAAACACCTTGCGAAGATACTTCAGTTAATTTAGTTATTAACAACTCATTTATAAATATTTTAAAAGAATTAAAAGGCAATATTAAACTTGAAACTGATGGAATGAAAATTTGGCACAAAAATGAAAATGGCTTAACTTACGTTGGAAGATTGCTAAATGGAACATACCCTAATCTTGAAAATATTTACAATTCTATTAAGAATTTTGATACAACAACGCTAAACCTTGAACCGATATACAATATTTTTGCATTATCAGGCTCAAATTCGTTGATTGGCTTAACTTTAGATAAATTTTGTATAAATACTAGCACCACGTTTGTAAATTCTGAATTTGAGGGTATTTTTGACTTCAAATTTGAAAATGAATTTTGGTATAGTTCGACAATGTTGAAACTTGTTTTAAGTTTTATCAGCGATAAGAAAAATGTCAAACTTAACTTTTCACAAGATAATCCAACTAAACCTGCAATTGTAAATGATGAATTTTTAATTTTGCCTGTAAGAAAAATGGTATAATTTATGGCTAAATTTAACATTAAAAAAGATATAAGCTTATTTGATTTTGCAGATAATCAATATAAGATTACAAAACCTATAAGACTTATTGAATTATTTGCAGGAATAGGTAGCCAAGCAAAAGCACTTAAAAATCTTAATGTTGATTTTGAACATCATTTTGTTTGTGAAATTGAACCACAAGTTGTCAAAACCTACAATGTTATTCACGGAACAAATTTTGAACCTACAGATATTACTAAAATTAGTGCTAATGATTTAAATATTACAAATACTGATTTATATACTTATATATTAACTTATTCTTTTCCTTGCCAAGACTTATCTTTAGCTGGCAAAGGTAAAGGGATGGAGAAAGGTACAGGAACAAGAAGCAGCTTATTATGGGAAGTTGAAAGATTGCTAAAAGAATGTAATGAACTACCACAAATTTTGCTAATGGAAAATGTGCCAATGGTTCATAGTAGTGAAAATATTAAAGATTTTGAAAAATGGCTATTGTTTTTAGAAAGTTTAGGTTATAAAAACTATTGGAAAGATTTGAATGCAAAAAATTATGGCATTCCACAAAATCGTGATCGTTGTTATATGATTAGTTTACTAAATTCAAATTGTGATTATACATTTCCACAACCAATAAAATTAAAATTGCGTTTGGAAGATATGTTGGAAGAAAAAGTTGATGATAAATACTTTTTAAGTGATAAAATGATTAAGTATTTGACAAACCCTTTAGCTATGAATGGTGGTAGAAAAAAGGTTTTTATGAGAAATTTTGATACAAACAAAGAAATTGCCAGCACAATTACTTGTGCTGCAGGCAATAGACCACCAGATAATTACATTTTAGTCAAAGAAGCAACTCAAAAAGGTTATGTAGAAGCTTATGAGGGAGATGGAATTTACATTGATAGACCACATCAAAAAAGAGGTGTAGTTCAAAAAAATATGATTCAAACAATTAAATGCAATTGCAATGATGTGGGTGTTGTAGTTTTAGGTAATTACTCACCAAGTGAACATAATGCAGCAAGAATAGTAGATAATAATGGTATTGCTCCAACTGTTATGGAAAATCATGGTACTGTTACATCAACAGTTGATAAAAATGATTTACGTATTCGTAAACTTACTCCAAAAGAATGTTGGCGACTTATGGGCTTTAGCGATGATGATTTTGATAAAGCAGAAAAAATAAATTCAAATACACAACTTTACAAACAAGCTGGTAATTCAATTGTTGTAAATGTGTTAATGGCAATATTTAAACAATTTTTTAATTAGTATATAATTTGCAATTAATATATAAATTGTGATATAATATTAGTGTGGAAGTCATGAGCCACGAAAAACATAGTTGGTAGTATGTGCAAGTACTATTAACGACATATTACCGACTGAAAGGCACTTTATGATATGGGTTGCACACCATTGATTAGAGTGCTTTTAATTTTAAACGAAAAAAGGAGAATAGAAAAAATGAAATTTACAGAAATTTTAGAAGAATTAAAAAAAGGTGAGAAAGTAACACGAGAAAAATGGGGAAAACTTGGCGGCTCTTGTGCTATCGATTTTATTATGTACGACCAAAAAAAGGACAAATGTGAGTTTTATCAAGATGGCAAATATTATGATGAGTTTGTGTGGATTTATGAAGATATAATTGCAGAAGATTGGAAGATTTATGAAGAAAAAGAAAATAATAAAAGCTGGAAGCCTAAAGAAGGTGATATCATTTTTTATATAACTGAATCAGGTAGAGTAATATCTGGCACTTTTCTATCACTCTTACCTAGTGATAATGCTAAAGTACTTTTTAACAATGCTTTTCAAACCAGAGAAGAAGCCGAGCATATGCTTGAAAAAATTAAAATTATTAATAAATTACAAGAATTATCAAATATTAAGTTCAGTGAAAATAAAGGTAAATACTTTATATATTACAATTTTCGAGAAAATAGAATTCTTTGCAGTGAAACTAATTTTTGCAAATTAAGTCCCTTTGAAGTATGTTTTAAAACTAGAGAAGATTGTCAAAAAGCAATCGACACTATAGGCGAAGAAAATTTGAAAAAGTATTATTTTGATGTAGAGGATTAAAACTATGAGTAAAGAAAAGAAATATATGAATTTTAATGAAATGCTAGAATGCCTTGAAAAAGGTGAAAAGGTTAGATTAAGCACATGGCAAGAAAACGATTATATTGGTATTAGAAGCAATATTGGTATTTATCAATATTACGAAGATAATAGCCCTTACAAGCAATATGAGTTTAGTCATCGTGATATACACGCAACCCATTGGGAAATATATAAACCAAGTGAAGGCGTAATTTTTCCTAAAGATGATGAAAAAATTTATTATTTGGATGAATGTGGTTATGCAACATACCGTTCATATGATGAAACTTCCTCAAGAGATAATAGCCAAATAAAATTTGGTAATTATTTTAAAAATGAAGAGGAAGCAAAATTTGTAGCTAAAAAGTTAAGTATTATTAAACGTTTAGAGAATTTAGCAAGTAATAGTTTAGATTGGAAAGATAATGACTACAAATATTTTATTTTTTATGATTGCAAAGAAGAAAAAGTAAGTGTTGCAAGTGACATAAATGACAAGTATTTACCATTTAGTATTTATTTTAGAAGCAAAGAAAGTTGTGAAAACGCAATTAAAGCAATAGGAGAGCGGGATTTAAAAAATATTACTTTGATATAAAGGATAATCAATAAGAAAGTAGGTAGAAATATGAGTATTTTACAATTTATTGCAACTAGAAATTTTATTGTTGTAAACAAAGAATTAATGCACGCTTTGGGGTTAGAAGAAGCAATTTTACTTGGAGAATTATGTAGCGAATATGATTTTTGGGAAAAACAAGGAAGATTAGAAGATGGCTTTTTTTATTCAACAGTTGAAAACATAGAAGAAAATACAACGTTATCAGATTATCAACAGCGTAAATACTTAAATAAATTATGCGATCTTGGAATTATTGAAATAAAAATTAAAGGTATGCCAGCTAAAAGATTTATTAGAATATGTGAAGAAGAAGTATTCAAAATTTTTGAGGGCAAGAACTTGAAAAACTTCAGAACTAGTACTGGAAAAAATGAAGAACCTCATATATATAATAATATAATAAATAAAAATAAAAAAATAAAAATAAAAAAAGAAGTATATGTTGAAATTGTTGATTATCTTAACGAGAAAATAGGTGCGAGATATTCAGCTAAAAGTAGTAAAACTCAAACGCTTATTAATGCAAGACTAAATGAGGGGTTTACCCTTGAAGACTTTAAAACTGTTATTGATAAAAAATGCAATGATTGGTTGAAAGATACAAAAATGTCGAAATATTTGCGACCAGAAACATTGTTTGGCACAAAATTTGAGGGTTATTTAAACGAAATACAAAAGAAAAAAACATTGCCAAGTTGGTATCAAGAGCCTAGCAAACAACAGCCAAAATACGTAGAACCAACTAGCGAAAGTTTAAAAGATTTAGAAGATTTTTTCAAAAATAAGGAGTAAATACTAAAATGAAATTATATAGTGAAAATGATAGTTATAAAATATATAACGGCGATATGCTTGATATGTTGCAAGTGATTAAGCCTGAAAGCATTGATGCAATTGTTTGCGACCCACCATATGAATTAGGCTTTATGAATAAAAGTTGGGATAGCACAGGTATTGCATTTAAGAAAGAAACGTGGGAGAATTGTTTAAAAGTTTTAAAACCAGGGGGCTATTTGTTGGCTTTTGGTGGTTCGAGAACTTATCATCGAATTGCTTGTGCTATTGAAGATGCAGGCTTTGAAATAAGAGATTGTGTTATGTATTTATATGGCACTGGCTTTCCAAAGTCATGTAATATTGGATTAGCAATAGACAAGAAAAATGGCGTTGACAATAGAACAGGAAACATTAGAACTGATGGTGTGAACAATCAAAATATATGTTATGATTTTAAAGCTATGAAACCAAAATTTGAAGAACGCATAGCTCAAAACAAATGGCAAGGTTGGGGGACATGTTTGAAACCTGCATACGAACCTATAATTGTCGCAAGAAAGCCATTTAAAGGTAGTGTAGTTGATAATATAATTAAGTACAGAGTAGGTGGTTTGAATATTGATGAATTAAGGATTGAGTATAAAGAAAATAAATATTTTTTTGGAAAGTTGGAAAGGTAGAATAAATAATGAAAATAACTGAAATTAGTAAAGAATATTTAGAAAAAGGTGGTTTAATTAGAAGAAAAGGGTGGGATTTAGATATATCGATTGGACTTTCAACTTCAAAAATTGATTTTATATATTATGAAAACTCAAAACCTAAAAAACCAACCACATTTTTTAGAGGTCTGGTACAAGATATTATGGCTGATGATTGGGAATTGACTGGAAAGTTAACTCAAGTATGGGAACCTCAATATGGTGAGAAATATTATACTATAAGCACAAGAGGTACGATTGATTTTGATAATTTTGTTGCTGAAAATAATACAGATGCAGGTAGATTACTTTTAGGCAATGTTTTCGAGACTGAAGAAGAAGCACAACATATGCTTGAAAAAATAAAAATTATTAATAAATTAAGAGAGTTATCAAATATTAAGTTTAATGAAAATGATGACCGCCATTATATGATTGTTTATAATAAAGATGACGGAGAAATAATTAGCGACTTTTGCTATAGTTTAAATCCATTACCCTTTAACGTATTTTTTAAAACTCGAGAAGATTGTGAGAACGCAATCTCAACTATAGGCGAAGAAAATCTAAAGAAGTACTATTTTGATGTTGAGGAGGTATAATTATTAAAGATGAGTATATATGAAGATGAAAAAATAGAAAAAATTACTGATAGGATAAAAAAAGTTGGGAGCCAGCTTTATCAAGATTTAACAACATATATAACAGCTATTAATTTAGCCTTTGGCAAAGGTAATTCTAAAAGGCAAGCTTTTAGATATGTTATGATAACTGCATTATATGAAAGTTCATACCATAGTACATGTTATTTAAAATTAAATGATATAACTGATATTAAGTTTGATGAGGAAAACGAGAAAGAAATTATAATAAAGTATGGTAATTTTGATGATCCTAAAGTAGGACTGTATTTACACATAGAGAAGGGGGAAAGTCATTATATGTATTTGGTTGATACTGGCATATATCTTGCGTTTGAAAGACCTGAGTTATTAGTAGCAGAATTTTTAATAGAGCAATCAAATAAAAATAATTTATTATACGTTTTTAGAGATAAAGAATTTAAAATAGAGTATGAAGACTAAATTTAAAAATATTACTTTGATATTGAGGAATAAATTGTGAAAGCACTAAATTATTAAAAAAAGGAGAAAGGAGAAAACGATGAATAGAGAAGAATTAAACAAGTTTTTAGGTAAAAGGGAATATGAATAATTGGAAAGAATATAGAACTTATAAAGAAAACGTAAAGGGTATTCAAGATACATTACAACGAACTAGAGAGCAAGTATCTAGAATTAATCGTGAACAAGAACATCGTGAATTTAATAGAATTGTAGGCATAGGCACAGCAGAACTGCCAGTTTATTATGATTTTGATATTTTTGAATATGAATTTCAAAGATTAAAAGCGAAAGAAACACCAATGTTGGTAGATTTTAGCAATTTCACTTATAAAGAATTTGCAAATGGGAAATTATATTTTTGCCCTAAATGTTGTAATATGATTACAAAAAGCTATTTTTATTGCCCTACTTGTGGGCAACGTTTGCTATGGGTAAATATATACGATACAAGGGCAACAATTGAGGATGGAGAAAATGCAGATAGAAAAGATTAAACAAGAATTACAAAGTACTTTAGAAGAAATAAAAAAAGTTTATGAAGAAAACGATGCGTTAGTAAAACCTAAAACTTTAAATGACGGCAAATACATGCAAATGATTAATACCAAGTTAAGATTTATTTTAGGCAACCCGAAAACTAACAAAATTATGTCAACTAAAGAAGCAGATGAATATTATTTTGACAAGAAAAAAGGTATTCAACATATGCAAGCAAGATATATGCTAATTTTAGAATTGCAACAATATATCACTGAAGAAACAATGTTGCCATTTATTTATGATAGATATATGGTATGTAAAATATTACAAATAAGTTATAGTACTTATAATATGTATATTGATGATGCAAATAGTAATATGAATTTAAACGGTAATGATGAAGTAGGCGATTTATTTTTAGATATTGAAAGTATGTTGCTTTCTGATAGAATCTCAAGTGCAGAAAACAAAATTAAAGATGGTTCATCGATTGACAGAACAAATCGATACAAAAAGCAAAATGGTGGTTTTGGTGTTACGTTTGAAAAAGATACTTCAAGAGATGGCAAGAAAGAAATCATAGTAAGCACTGAAGATGCACAAAAGAAGTTAAGTACGTTTGGTTTTTCACAAATTTTAATAGAAAATAACGAAAAAAAAGAGTAAAAGTATTGACAAATAAATAAAATAGGTGTAAAATGGTGGTGTACTTTTTGAAAGAGAGTGCGTGATTGGAGTGATAGAATATGATTTATAGTTATCAAAGAGTAAGTTCAAAAGAACAAAATCTTGCACGGCAAGAAGAAGCGTTTGAAAAGTGGTGCAATGAAAATGGTATTAATTCAAAAGATTGTTTAATATTTGCCGACAAACAAAGTGGCAAAGATTTTGAAAGAAAGAATTATCAATTAATGTTGGAAGAACTTAAACAAGGCGATGTATTAGTAATTAAATCAATTGATCGTTTAGGAAGAAATTATGATCTAATCATTGCAGAATGGACTAAAATTACAAAAAGTATTAAAGCTGATATAGTTGTAATTGATATGCCACTACTTGATACTAGAGATAAAAAAGAAAACTTAACAGGTAAGTTTATAAGTGATATAGTATTACAATTATTAAGTTATGTTGCAGAAACTGAAAGAAATAATATCAAGCAACGACAACGTGAGGGCATCGACATAGCATTACAAAATGGTGTGAAATTTGGTGCAAAAGAAAAAATCACTAATCAAGAAGAAATTGACAATTTCAAAACTGATTATATATCAGGTATGAAATATATAGATATTCAAAATAAGTATAATTTAACAAAACCAACAATTATAAATATGGCAAAAAAACTTGGTTTACCAAGTAGAAACAAAACAGCTAAAGCAATTTAAAATTTATTTTTGAACGCAACCGCTACTCTGTATCATTTTTTCCCCTACCTTTACACAGAGCCAAATAAACAAATTTTCCTAAAGAAAGGCGGAGTTGTTTTCATAATTTCATCTTTGCTAGTGAGATGTCATGTATCCTTTTCTATTATTAGTTAGTTAGTTTTTAAATTTAACCCCCAATAATTATAATTTAATAGCAAAAAGAAATATTTATTTGTTTACAATAAAAGTTTGATTTACTAGCGGTCAAACTTTTTATTTTTTTACTTGACAAACATATGTTATGGTGGTATAATACAAGTGTTTTTGTTGATTGACATAAAAACACCTCCTTTTTTTGATACAAGTTTTTTTGGTTTCTTTATAAAAACCATTATTCCCCTATTAAAGCAAGCTGGAAACGGTTTGCTTTTTTGTTTTATTTTATCAAGCCCAAAAAAGTGCATTATTTTGATTTTAACCACTATACCATTGATAATTTATCACTTTGAAATAGAAAATTTGAAAAATAGCCTAAATTTAGGCTAATTTATTAAAATACAATTGATTTAAACACTGATATTTTCTTAATGCTAAAAAATTTACTGAGTTAAATTAATGACACACCCCCTTTATCAAAAAATATAGTGTATAATATTTTTTTGAAAAAAGGCATTAAAATATAAAGTTCTAAAAATTTGCAACAGCAAAATTAGGATACACCCCTTTTTGGTAGTCTCTGATAACGGCACAAAAAATTTCAAAAAGTAGGGCAATATCTTAAAATAGCATTTTGCAAGTTGTTAATCAAAAATTACCTATTTAAAATAGCGATAATTTTAATAAAAAATGCGTGTTTTAGTTGCGGTTATCTTGTGCAATATGAAAACGTTTACATAAAAAATAATGTACTAAATGTATTGACAAATTTATTCAAAAAGTGTAAAATGTAAGTGCTTTTAAAAAATAAAGCATGGAGGTTAATTTTATGAAAAAAATAATTTTCAAAAATCGTGAAGAATTCAAATGGGGAGGTAGGACATATGAC